AGGATATGAATGATTACAAATACGAGTCTTATTTGCAACAAAAGGCAAGAGTAAAGATGTATTTGGAGGAGGTATTCGTGCGACAGGTCGAGATGATTAATAACGAAGCTGATGACCTTATTGCATACTATTGTAAAATTGCAACACAAGAAAACATTATTATATTCTCTGCTGATAAAGACCTAACTCAGCTTATATCTGAACGTGTCACAATTTATTCTCCAGTTCACAAACAATATTTTAAAAACGGTGACAAGATTTCAATTAACAAGGTGGACATTCCTCATCAGAATGTAACCGTATGTAAAATCTTTACGGGAGATAAGTCCGATAACATTGAAGGTATTGAGGGATTGGGTGAAAAAACTCTAGTTAAATTATTCCCACAAATGCAGGAAAAATCATGCACTGTCGAAGAATTATTGGATATTGCACGAAATATCCCGCAAAAGAAACCTACCAAAAGTTTATCAAATATTTTGACTGGGAAGACAAAAAGTGGTATACTTGGAGAAGAGTTTTACACAACAAATTCTAAAATTGTTGACCTTAAAAATCCGTTAATTACGTATGAAGGAAAACAACTTGTAGAACAAATCCACACCGATACAATTGACCCAACCGACAGAGGATATAAGAATTTAATGAGACTGATGATGGAAGACGGTCTCTTTAATTACCTACCCAAAAATGATGAAGCTTGGGTAAACTTCCTAAAACCATTCATGAAATTAACAAGAAAAGAAAAACGAAACACAAACAAAAATTAAAACTATGAAAGAACAAGACAGCACAAAAATGGAATTTTTGCTAACCTTGAATGACAACATTATTGTCCAAAGATTCTTTAATGTGAGAGGGTTTAACCCAAAGGCAAAAAACTCTTTAGAGTTGTATGAGTATGTTAAAGGTCTAAAAGAAGAATTAGAATATTATCTTAAGATGAAGACAGTTGTCTATATGATGGATAATAGAGATTCAATTATTCATGACCCTAAAATTATGGAAACTTCATTTACTGAAGGACCTGAAATTTTCAATCTTTTCATTAAGGTTGGTGAACAGACATTATGTCATAGAGTTTTTGACGGAAAAAAATTTCCACCAAAAGTTCGTTATACGGTGGACGTAAGACCATTTATCAAAGATGTTCTTCGTGAGTTAACTGACATTTTTTCAAATGGTCAATTATCTTACAAATATTTGGAATTCGAACTAAACAAGTAAGTATTTAATAATACAGGGGATACGAAAGAAGATTATGAATAAAAATTTTGACTACTTAGGGAACACTTTTCAATTACAATTAATCAATCAAATTATAGAGGACAAAGATTTCGCATCATCAATTATTGATGTGATTGAAAGTTCATATTTTGACAACAAGTATTTTAAAATCATTCTACAGATGATTAAAGAGTATTATGTAAAATATGAATCTTGTCCTAATTTTGATACTTTGGAACAAATTGTTAAGTCTGAAATAACACAAGAATTGGTTGCAAAGATTGTTTTGGATACCCTAAAACAAATAAAAGACGCACCATTTGAAGGGACGGTTTTCGTACAAGAGAAAGCCTTGAAATTCTGTAAACAACAGGAACTTCAAAAAGCTATGGATAAGGCTCAAAAGATTATCACCGAAGGTGACTTTGAATCTTATGACAAAGTAGAAGGACTTGTTAGAGAAGCCCTTCAGGTAGGTGAGGTCGAGAAAGATGTCACAGACATATTCATGGGACTTGATACAGTATTGGATGAGGATTATAGACACCCAATTCCGATGGGTATTCCTGGTATTGATAATCTACTTAAAGGTGGTTTAGCCAAAGGTGAGATTGGGGTTATATTAGCTCCTACAGGGGTTGGTAAAACCACAATCCTTACCAAAATTGCTAACACTGCTTTCAACTTGGGGTATAACGTACTTCAAATATTTTTTGAGGATAATCCAAAGATTGTTCAAAGAAAGCACTTCACAATATGGACAGGTATTGAACCCGATAATTTAGCTTTACATAAAGAAGAAGTGTTGAGTAAGATTACAGAGATTCAAGAAACAATGAAGAATAAGTTAATCCTTAAGAAACTTGCTTCTGATACAACAACCATGGGTCAAATCAAAAATCAAGTTAGAAAAATGATTGCTGACGGAAACAAGATTGATTTAATCTTATTAGATTACATTGATTGTGTATTACCTGAATCAAGTGCAAAAGATGAATGGAAAGCTGAGGGTTCTGTTATGAGGGGATTCGAAGCGATGTGTCACGAACTTAATCTTGTAGGTTGGACTGCAACTCAAGGTAATAGAAGCTCAATCTCATCTGAGGTTGTAACTACTGACCAAATGGGTGGTTCAATTAAGAAAGCTCAAGTTGGACACGTAATCATCACGGTGGCTAAAACTCTAACACAAAAAGAGATGAATTTAGCAACTATTGCCATTACAAAGTCACGTCTTGGTAAAGACGGAGTTGTCTTTGAAAATTGTAAGTTCAACAATGAACTTCTTGAAATAGATACTGAATCCTCAGTAACATTCTTGGGCTTTGAAGAGCAACAAGAGGAAAGAAAAAGAGATAGAGTTAAAGAGCTTCTTGAGAAAAGAAAAGAAAGAGAAGCACAGAAAAAAACACTTTAATTAAATATCTACTTTTTTAAAAAAAAACTTATTTTTTTTAATAAAATTTATTGGTCGCTTGGTTGTCGACCACATATTTATCATAAAAATCAACGATTTTTTAATAAAAAAGCTACACCAAAAATTTAAAAAAATGGACATTTCAAACAGAATTTTATCGGATATTACAGTGTATATGAAATACGCAAAGTATATTCCAGAACTAAAGAGAAGAGAAACTTGGCAAGAGCTAGTTACAAGAAACATGGAAATGCATATTAAGCATTACCCTAAATTAGAAAAAGAAATTCGTGAGAATTATATGTATGTTTTCAGAAAACAAGTATTACCCTCAATGAGGTCAATGCAGTTCGCAGGAAAACCAATTGAAATCTCACCAAATAGAATTTACAACTGTGCTTTCGCACCGATTGATGATTGGAGAGTATTCTCTGAAATCATGTTTTTACTTTTAGGTGGAACGGGTGTAGGGTACTCAGTACAAAAACATCACGTTGATGCCTTACCTGAAATTAGAAAACCTTCCAAAGACAGAGGAAGAAGATGGTTAGTTGCTGATTCAATTGAAGGTTGGGCTGATGCTATTAAAGTGTTAGTAAAATCTTATTTTTTTGGTGGTTCACACATTCAATTTGATTTTAGTGATATCAGACCTAAAGGAGCAAGACTTGTAACATCAGGTGGTAAAGCACCTGGACCTCAACCACTTAAAGAGTGTTTGATTAAGTTAGAAGGTATTTTTGATTCTAAAGAAGATGGTAATAAATTAAGAGCAATTGAAGTACATGATATTGTTTGTCATATTGCAGATGCAGTATTGGCTGGTGGTATCAGAAGAGCTGCTCTTATCTCATTATTCTCAGCAACTGATGAAGAAATGATTGGATGTAAGAGTGGAGCTTGGTGGGAAACAAACCCACAAAGAGGTAGAGCTAATAATTCTGCAGTTTTAATGAGACACAAAATCACTAAAGACTACTTCATGGACTTATGGAAAAGAATTGAAGCAAGTGGAGCAGGTGAACCTGGTATCTACTTAAGTAACGATAAAGATTGGGGAACTAACCCTTGTTGCGAAATCGCTTTAAGACCATTCCAATTCTGTAATTTAACTGAGGTTAACGTATCTAACGTAGTATCTCAAGAAGATTATGAAGATAGAGTTAGAGCGGCATCTTTCATCGGAACATTACAAGCGGGATATACAAACTTCCACTATTTAAGACCAATTTGGCAAAGAACAACTGAAAAAGATGCGTTAATTGGAATTTCAATGACAGGTATCGGTTCAGGAGCTGTATTAAATTTGAATATGAAATCAGCGTCTAAAGTAGTTAAAGAAGAGAATAAAAGAGTTGCTGAATTATTAAATATTAATGCGGCGGCAAGAACAACAACTGTTAAACCTGCGGGAACAACATCATTAACTTTAGGTACGTCATCAGGTATTCATGCTTGGCATAATGAATATTATGTTAGAAGAGTGAGAGTTGGTAAGAATGAAGCAATTTATTCACACTTGAAAAATAATCATCCTGAATTAGTTGAAGATGAATATTTCAGACCACACGATACTGCAGTTATTGGTATTCCACAAAAAGCACCTGAAGGGTCAATCTTAAGAAACGAATCACCAATCCAATTATTAGAGAGAGTGAAAAAAGTTCAACAAGAATGGATTAAACCAGGACACAGAAGTGGTTCAAATGCTCACAACGTATCGGCAACAATCTCAATTAGAGAACATGAGTGGCCAGCTGTTGGTGAGTGGATGTGGGAAAACAAAGAATATTACAACGGTCTTTCAGTATTACCTTATGATGGGGGAACATATATTCAAGCACCATTTGAAGATTGTACAAAAGACAAATACGAAGAATTAATGAAAACTCTTCATGATGTTGATTTGTCGAAAATTGTTGAAATGGACGATGATACCGATTTAAGTGGAGAGGTAGCATGTGCGGGCGGAGCTTGTGAAGTCACGCTGGTATAAAATCATGAAAGATAATTTAGTTCAAAATATTATTAATGCATTCTATTACTCAATCAAAGGAAACAGATAATATTAAAGGGGAGAAGATAAAACTTCTCCCTTCTTATTTTTACAAAGAAAATGGTAAAACAGTTTTTACTGAGGAATATCATATTCAAAGAGGATATTGTTGTGGAAATGGTTGTAGACATTGTCCTTATGAACCTAAAGCCCAAAAAGGAAATACGGCTTTAATAAAAAAATAAACCAAGTATATTTATCTTATATGGCAAATGGTATTACATATGGTATTAATTTTCCGTTCAGAGATTCTCTAAGAGGTGATTATTTGCAATTAACTGAATTAGAGTCTGAAGAGATAAAAGCGGATTTGATTCACTTATTATTAACTAGAAAGGGTTCAAGATATTATTTACCAACTTTTGGTACAAGATTATATGAATTCTTATTTGAACCTTTTGATGGTTTAACTTTTAATGCAATTGAATCTGACATTAGAGATGCGGTTGAAACTTTTATGCCGAATCTTCTTTTAAATCAAATAACAATTGTACCCGCTGACCCACAAGAGGAGGCGGATATTGCTACTGGTCAAAATAGTGTCGGTACAAGTGAATCGTCAATATATAGATTCCCAGGTAAAGGAACTTCAGAATATACTGCAAAAATAAAAATAGATTATTCTACAAATCGTACATCGTTTGCACAGAGTGATTTTGTTATTATCAATATTTAACATAGATGGCTAATCGTAAAATATCATATACAACTAGAGATTTCCAAGGAATAAGAACCGAACTCTTAAATTATGTCAGAACATATTATCCTGAATTAATTCAGGACTTTAATGATGCATCAGTTTTTTCTGTTTTTCTTGATTTAAATGCGGCAGTTGCCGATAACCTACACTATCACATCGATAGAAGTATCCAAGAAACTGTGTTACAGTATGCACAACAAAGGTCATCAATTTACAATATAGCTAGAACATATGGATTAAAACTTCCAGGACAAAGACCATCAGTATCTTTGGTTGATTTTTCAATTACTGTTCCTGCTTATGGGGATAAAGAAGATGAAAGATATTTGGGTACGCTACTTAGAGGTTCACAAGTAATTGGAGCTGGTCTTGTATTTGAAAACATATATGATATAAATTTTGCATCACCATACAACGCACAAGGATTTCCAAATAGATTGAAAATACCAAACTTTAATGCCAATGGGGTTTTATTAAACTATACCATTACAAAGAGAGAAGT